AAGCTATGAAGAAGGGTCAGCTTCAAACTGCTGCTCAAGTGTTGGATTCACTCGGTAGAGTACTAGGGGAGAGTGTAGAGAACATAAATATTAACGCTCCACAGCTATCTATTAGCGTTGAAGATAAGAAAAAGTAGTTGACATTAGTGTAATATTGTAGTATTATTATATTGTAGTATTTTAGAGCTTATGACTTGATTTATCAGTAGGTTCAGGGGTCTATTACAGCCTTAAAAAAATTTTGCAATATGTCCCCTTGCCTGTAAGATAGCGTAAAAAAAAATTAAAAAAAAAAAATCAGCAATAAAAAAGCTCCTAGATTTTAGGAGCTGTAGAGGATAGCGTGTGAAGTCTGGACTAATTAGCCTAGATGTTTTTTCTCACATTCAATAGTTGTAAATCTGCCATCTGCTAGACATTTTTCAAAACCTTTATTTGTGAGATAGCCAGCAAGTAATAAGCTAGACAGTCCAACAATTAAAACGGTTGCATTAAGCCTGGAACGATTAGAACGGGTTGTTCTTAAGCTATACAATTTGATTAGGTTGTGATTAGTTGGTTTCATTTTGGGAGAGGTACGGAAAGAGAGAATAAAAAGAAGTTAATAAAGTGTATGTAATAATTTTTTATAGAATTGTTTTTTAATTAGTTTTGATTCAAAACAATATCTAATAGTTTGGATAGCTTTTAAACATTCTTTATAAGTCAAAGCAGAATTAATTTCATGACTAAAATTACCATCTTCAAAAATTACATATCCCGAACCGTAACGATTCAAAAATAAATTAGTTCCTAATGTTTCATTTAAACATTTAATTTCATATTCAAGTTTAGAAACTGACATTGTTAGAACCTCCATTTTGTTTGTTAATTCTTGCTTCATTTAAAATTGCATCTATTGCAAATTGACTCGGTGGCATTTCGTAATAAGTTTTAGACGTTCCATCAGGTTGGATTTCAACAACTTCTTTTGCTTCAGGTGCTTTAAAATATTCTTTTGATTCTGTTTCCAGAATTGCGTGCATTTCGGTTGAATTGTTCCAGACATTTTTAATAGTTGTCATGTGTAAATTTGGGTGAATTACTCTTTAATTATAATCTATTTTGCTATCTAATACAATACTAAAATAATACATTAAAACCCTTAAAAACTATCATTTTCCTAAAATTTCTACACAGTCTCACAAAATAAGACTCTAAACTCATTGATATAACTAAACAATCTCACACGTAAGAATCAAACAATTTTAAAATTTAAACGTGCAATACTACATTAACAAATTTAAAATCATTCAATTATCAAACATTAAAAAAGCTAGACTCAATTAAGAATCTAGCTATTAATTAATTAGTTCCTGATCTAATTTAATTTAATTTTCCTGATCCAGTAAATATTTACAATAATCTTTGTCTATTCCATTTCCATTTTTGATAGTTTCTTTCAAATGTGAAGTTGATCTCTTTATTTTATCAATTTCAATTTCTAGATTTTCTATGTATTTTTTATAATCTTCAATCTGCTTTTCATATCTAAAAATATTTCTATCCTGAATCTCTAAATATTTGAAAGTGCCTATATCAATTCTCTCTAAATCTGCATGAGTACAAATAATTTCATCATCACCAGATATTTTTCCCTGATCTATTAGATCATAATATTCTGATAGTTGGTCATCAACTATTTTGAATGTTTTTTTAAATTGTCTTTGATAAGTTTGATAAGTAGCCATAATAATTAATTGAATGAATTTTTAAATGTGTAATTGAATGAAAATTTAGCTAGCCCAATATTTTAAAACTTTTCTAAATTCTTGCCTAGTTTTATATACTTTTTTAAGAGTGCAATTATTATAAGAATTAATCCTACTAGGTTTTAAAGTTCTTATTTTTAAATTCATAGGGATATGCAAAGCAATTAAATCTAAAATCTTATTCAATTTATGATAATATTTTGTATTCTCTAAAATTAATTCATTAGATAGATTTAATCCATTATTTTGAATAATTAAGCCTAAACGATTATAAGATTTAAAATTTGATGAATAATAATTTCTAAAATAATGCCTTAATTCGTAAGGATGCCAGTATAAATTTTTGACATTTTCTTTAAATGGGATTTCAAGTTGTTTAAAATTTTTCATAAAAATAAAGGTGGTTTTTACATCCTTATTGTATTATCTAACAATTAATAAATCAAGTATAAATACTGATATAACTATAAAAATTAAATGACTACTAATACCTTTAACTCTATTAAATTATTACAATCTCACTTAGTCTAATTTGAGACAATAAAAAATCCTAGCTTTTTACACTAGGATTATTGAATTTTAATTGTATGTTAGACAGTACTTAAAACCTCTATCCCTTTTAATGAACAACCCATATCACCCATAGCCAAAGTTAATAAATCAGAATCAGGTCGATAATAAAAATAAAACTTACATGAATGTTTACAAGGCGATCCATCTTTATTTACTTGATATAATGTCACTTTCTCAACATTATATTTCTTTGAATGGGTTCGGCGGCCAACTATGAGAGTTTTTTCCCTCTTACCAAACATAGAATCTATTAATGAAACTTTGATCCTATCGTTATTTCTTAATGAGCAAAATGTTTCATACATAATCTTAAGCTCCTACCCTTGAAAGTCTCAAAGACTCTTTTCGAGCTTTTAAGATTCTCTCTTGACAACGACCTCTCATAAGCGACTCGAACCTTATTCTCGCTGATTCTGTAGAATCGACCCTGCTAGACTCTGAGTGTGTCTCGTATTCGGTTATAGCGTTAAATGCGTTAAAAACATTCGGTTGCTTACCATTAGCTTCAATTTCAAAGTTTCTTTTAATGTCGATCCATTCCTTATTAATATCTTTAAATTCTTTATTTCTCTTTAACTTAGTTTCTTTGTCTGTTATCTGACCTGTTAATTTATCTTGAAAACTATGCAAAAATAAATCCTTTAACATTGAATTAGAGCATTTAGTATTTCGCATTGCTTTAAATTCTTCAATAGAATTTGAAAAATCATCACGTTGAAATGATAAGTATTTTCCTAAGTTTTCAAGTTGATTATTAACCCCAGACTGATGCTTAAACACCATTTTATTTTTACCTGATTGTATAGACCCCATTTGATTAAAGCACCATAATCGCACGTCAGATTGTATAACTTTGAAGCTATAACTGCCATCCATACTATTTACAAAAATCATTCTTCTGCGGATAGCGTCACCGTTTGACACTTCCAGATCATTATTTTTAATTGCACATACTATGAAAACTCTTGCAGTATTTTGCATAGAAATAATGTGTTCAACGTCTAAAAAATTTAAATTAGGTTGGATAGCATCTAAAATTACATCGTGCTTCACTAGCTCGTATGTATTTGAAACTGTAGAAATAACCTTGTTTAATCTCTTACTAAAAATAGATTTTCTGTTTGGACATTCATAAGATACATCTTTGTATTTTGTAAATGTTGGTAATACTTCAGGATCATTTAAAATTCCAGTTTTAAATAAAGTAGTCTGTAGATCATCATTTCTGTTAAATGGTGTAGCTATTAAATTTTCGTTACCTTGTCTTTGATACCCTAAATTTGTTCTAGTAAAGTTGTCATTTTGATAAGGTCGATCCACTCTTAAATCATTTTCAGTAAATGATACTAAAGTGTCAATTTTGTCTGAGTTGAAATTCATGGGTGTTGAATAAATAGATTACATATAAAATACTACACTAATATATATGAGATAGCAACCAATTAATCTAAGTCTATTTTAATTAATATTTTATCAATTAATTTATCTGCTCGATAGCAGAGATTTTTTGAAAATTGATTTTTATAATTATTTGATATTTTTTGTAGAACAATTAAAATAAAAAATAAATCCTGTATAGGGATAGAAACATGACTATGTTTAAAAAATTTATGAATATGAGAGGCCATGATGAATGAAAAATAATGAATGAACGTTCCAACGTTATCTAGTAGCTGATGAATGTCAATAATGAATGAAAATTCTGAGAATTCTTAGTGATAATTATGAATGAGAATTTTGATATTGCATATTAAAGGCGATTAGTGTAATATTATAACGTTCACTAAATCACAATTATTTAATGAGGTATTTATGCCAAATTGGACATACAACAGAGTTAGAGTCAGGGGTGACGATTCTGAAAAAATTAAAGAAATCAAAGAACTATTTAAAGGCGAAAATCCTTTTAATGTTTTAATACCCGAACCAGATTGGACAGTCACTCCATTAACTAAAGAATATGCAAAGGCTTATGCGTTTTCTGATCCTAGAGGAAATGTAGGGGAACTGCCTACACCACCCGATCCAGATAAAGCCTATAGTTGCCCTACTTTTGCATCAACTGGTAGGCAAGATGACAGGTGGTATGACTGGAGAACACAGAATTGGGGTACTAAATGGGGTGCTTGTGAAATTGAAATTACTCAAGATGACGAGGATTTTCTTGAGATTACTTTTAATACTGCATGGTCGCCACCTGAACCAATAGTTAATGCATTACGTTCCAGATATGAATGTAAAGATGAGGATTCTTATAGTAATGGGAAATACATTAGTGTTTCTTGGCTGTATGAGCTAGAGGGTGATGAGGGGGTTGGTTATCTCTAATGAAAAGAACTGAATCCGATTTTATTTTCGCTAAGTACTTTGATTCTTATGACGAGTCACAATCCAATACAAAAGATACTTTAGGTTTATTAGGTGTTTATCAGCTACTACATGATGAGAACGGTAACTGGTGTTTAATTAAAAACAATCTTGGTATTGACTGCGATAAGCATAAAGACGAAGATCATGTTGAAGTTTTGATTAAAGATAATGACATCTTTGATTTATTCCGTGTGCTATCTGAGGAACACTTTAAAAACCATAAAAAATTCTATAACAAAGAATTTAAGTATCAGGATAAAACAGATGAACTATAAACAAACACACCCAGAATTTCCGCTAGATAGTGCGTGGAACGATCCAGTACTTAGGCATATTTTTATAGGAATTGTTAGTGATCTAGCTTTCGGTGAAGAAACTATTGAACGTGGTTTCACTATGGAAGAGGTCACTAATAGATTAAAACTTTTCTGTGAATTTTCTAATAAATGGGAAGAGCATAGTGGAGAAGGAAAGCTGCTAGATGACTAAAGAAGAAGCTGAAACCTTCATCTATAAATGTCTGGTAGATAACGAATCCAAAAAAGATCCAAAAGAAAAATTAACTCGTTTGGATATATGCGATATACTGCATACTGATTTTGAGATTCCTAAGTCTACGGCATATAGATATTACAAAGATTCTTTTAATCTATACAAATGGGAACAGGCCAAGCCCGATCCATCGCAAAAGATTAAAGATAACAAAGATACCATTTTAGATAATGTACTGGATACTGCTGAAGCTGCACTAGCTGACGGAGATACTGCTGCATATTTTAAAGGTATCGAATTATATTCAAAATTACTTACGAGGTTTAAAAAAGTATGAATCAATTTAGAATCGAATGTTCAGAAGTGAACTACTTTACTGTTTTAGTTGAAGCTAGAACAGAAGAGGAAGCCCGATCCAAGGCTAGAGCAAACATAAATAAGTTTGATGTTGAAAATGAATATAAAGGGGAATGGGTCATAGAAACTATTGAGGAATTGTAATGGATTCATTTTTACATAACCATCAATCTGCGTTGGATAGCCAACGTGAAGATGATGCAATTAAAGATTTGCAGGATTCGGGTGTATATCCCGATCCAGGTAATGAAGAAATTTCTGTTGATGATGATGACTACGAACCAACAGATTACGAAATGATGTCATCCTTTGGCACTAAATGGCACGATTACTTATGAGTAATTCTCAGAATGATGCCTTGCTCGAATCCATACACGATACTGTGTGGGAAGAATATCGGGTGAAAAATGATCTTACAGAAGATCAGCTAAACGAAATGTGCTGGAAACATGAAGAAGGTACACTTCCATATATTTTAAAAGAAACTAACAAACGATTTGAGGATTTATGCCAATGATTAACGAACCAATGAAAAGAATTAGTTTAACTGAGGATCAATCCTATGACATGATAAAACTTTATGACATTTTAAGGGATATGGACTTTGAATTAACTGAACATCAAGAAAACGTATTTATGAGAATACTAGACTACTGCTAACTCTTTAAGTTGTTTGTGGTAACGATCCACTCTATCTAGAAAAATACTTTCTGATCCTCTCATTTCTAATTCTGAGAGGATTTTTATTTGTGGCTTTCCGCTTCTGCGAGCTACTACAACTGCCCCGTATTTTGCTTGGATTCCTGTGAGACTCTTAAGACCCAAACTGTACGCTCCAAGTTGATGACAGAATTGGTTTATCATGTCGTCTGACCTAGCTTCTTTTGCGGTTTTCCAATCTACTATGAATGGCCCTTTTCCATCTATGTCCAGTAGAGCATCTGCTGTACCAGCAAATCCGAAGCCTGCTTTATAGACCGAAAATTCGACTGCATGAATGGCCGTTACACGTTCCAATATGAATGATCGTAGACCTCTTGCGTAGCCTGACGCACTCCAGCTAACACGAGGCGCGGATTCGGCTGCTTTTTGGAGAGCCCATTGCGTAACTTTTTTCGGGCAGCGTTCCAATCCATCATCACCTGTTCTCCATAGACCTCGCTTATTTGCGTTTTGCCTGGAGAACTTGGCTGCCAGTTTGAGGATAAATTCTGCATTAGCGTGAGCCAGCCTTCCTCTTTCGCAAGCAATGTCACGTTCCATAGGAGAGTCAGGTCTTTGTAACCATTTTTCGAGAGCATCTTTTGTGTGGGGTGCTGCTGTTTCTTTTAAAATATGTGTAACTGAGTGATATATGTTGTCGTCACCATCACGGTAGACTCTGTACGGTCCACTATTATCTTGAATAAGAGTCCACTTTCTTAGGGAGGCTAGTGCGTTTTGTTTGTCTAGCGTTCCCATAAGTGGTGAATAAATACACGTTCCCATAATTAATATATCATAAATAGAAAATTAAGCAAATTTATAATTTAAAGCCTTTACTACTGGATCTTGTTCCAACATATAAGGGGAATCGTCTTCCCCAAAAGGCTCAGAGAATGTTTCCTTAAATCTATTACTAAAATCCCAATCAGGCGTTGAACCGCCTACACCTACATATAAATGGTCATCTTCCCAAAAAACCTTACAGTCCAGGTAAGTTAAATCTGCTCCTACTTTTCCTGAGGGCTTCCAAGCAAATTCACCATTATCTAGATATACATAGGTTTTATGACTAGGATTACCTACTAAAAGCAAAACGGGTGTATTTGTGTTTTTACAAAGTTTCCATGCTTTAGTAAGTTCCTCGATAGAAAAAGCTATTGGTTTTACTTCTACCCAGTACTTTTCACCTTTTGAGCTAGACAAAGAGCCACCATAAGATATTTTAAAGTCTGGTAAATAACAAGTATCACCATCAAGTAAAAAACCGTCAGGTTCATATACCCAATCAAGGTTATGCTTTGAAAAAGCTACAGCCCATCTAGCTTCTGTTCTGGATCGAAACTTTATACCCTTATACCAACTTGGTAAGGACTTTATAGTCATAATTTTAAGAAGAATTAAAGGAAAAAAGAGGGTCGTTAGACCCCCTATGAATGGCGATTATTCAGCTTCTTTGAAAGGATCACCACCATCTATTAGACGAGTTAGATCAAATCCTTCATTTTGGGCTGTGTCCCATGCTTCGTCTACAGTTTTAACCATAGCCTTTTTCTTTGGGGCAGCTTGCACAGTATATCTTGTGTCTGTACCTTCTCCGTCACGAGATAAGTAAAAATCACATTCAGTCATTGAATCTTCATAATCCTCTAGTTGGCTTATGTTATCCAATGCTTGAGTAACTGTTTTTTGTGTCCATGAAAATACCTGTACACGTTCCATGTCGTAGTTATATACGGGAACTGCATGAGCTATCTTACAAGTTTCTGGACCTTTGCCATCTCGTGTGAGTGATCTAACAAAGTCATCACCCAGTTTTACTGTGATGTCCTCGTTAGTTGGTTCTTCGCTAAAACGGAATGGTTTACGTTTCTGGGGATCGTTAACATCATTGCCCCATAGTTCGTAGAACATGAAAGGCTCTTCTGCTAATAATGTGAAACGTACTTTTTGTCCGCTTTTGACGCTTGATGGATTCAAGTAGTTGTCTTTTGAGCTACCAACTGAGGTAGCATCTTCTCTCGCTTTAGTTGAGATGAAAGGCATAATGCGTGTTGGCTATAGAAGCCTGAGTTGCCTTACTATTGTAGTACATAGACAAATCAATGTCAATGGTATATAATAAGAAAACCCTAAAGGGTGGAGTTCCTTCAGGGTTTCAACATATAGTCTACAGTAGGTATTGTAACACATGAATGGAAAAAGTTTTATTCCCGATATTCCTCTTAATTGGGTAACTTGTCCTATATATGCACAGGGGGTTGCACTTCCAAAAAGGAATGATGCAAGCCCAGATAGAGTGTCAGACGGTAAAGTTCCTTACGGTAAAGCGTGGAAGCAGTCATTAACAGTTAATGATTCAGCTTTAATGATTGAAAGAGAGCCAGATAAATTTAAGGCTATTGGTATTTTTACAGGACAAAAATCAGATGGTCTTGTGATATTTGACGTAGATAAGAACTTGGGTGCTATTGAAAAAAAGTGGGGAAAGGATCTTAAAAACGCTCCAAAGGTTACTTCTCTTAGGAAGAATGCTGCTAAGTTTTTGTTCAAAGTACCAGAGGATTTAGTAGGTGAGGTTGCATCTATAAGTCAGACTGCTGCTGGACATGAAGGTTGGGAAATATTGTGGGGTGGTCAAGGTGTAGTAGCTGGTGAGTATTACAAAGAAGGAGTTGGTAAAGGTGAATATAATTTAGAGGGAAGTTTGTACGAAGTACCAGACGCTCCAGAGTGGTTGCTGTCTCGTATGAAGGATCAGTATAAGAAGAATAATAAAGATGTTGATATTAAATACACAGATAACAGATGGAGTAAAAGAAGTAAGGAAGAAAGAGTTGCTATTGTTAGTGGCTGTTTAAGTGTTATCGGGTATAAAGGACCAAATAGTGAGGACTATTGGTGGGAAATAGGGGCAATGATAAACAATGAATTGCCTGGAATTGAAGGTTTGGAGTTATGGACTGAATGGAGTAGAAGAGATCCTGATTATGAACATTGTTGGGAAGATGGTTTAGATCCTTGTGCTGCTAGATGGTATGCAACTTGGAGGAATGATGGTGCGAGATACAATATGTCTCACCTGATTGAATTGGCTGATGAAGTCGATCCAGAGAGGAAGAGATTTAAGGCTACTGGTTTAGATAAAATTATTGAAGATGTAGAGGCTATCCCACTTAGGTACAAAGAAGAGATACTGGATGGTGAGGATCTGATACAGAGATATATCGAGATTGACAATGATCCTAAGAATGAAAACCCTGCGTTACATAACCAAGCGGTCCATAAATTAGCTATTGAAGCTAAACGTGGTAATGCTGCTGAGATTGAAAGGCTAGTTGATACCCATGAAATGTTTCATAGGACTAAAGGGCAGAAGCCTCTGACTCCTGATGAGTTGGACGACACACCTTTTGAGTACTTGATTCCAGGATTATTACCGAAGCCGTGGACTTTGTTGGTTCATGCTGATGGCGGTACTGGTAAGACTGCTATGTGTCAGACAATAGGTAAGCACATTGGACAAGGTAAAGCTTTTAATGTTTATGGTGGATTGGTTAACGTTCCAGTTGGTAAGGTTCTTTGGTTGAATGGGGATCAGAACGAGAGGATATTGCGTAGACAGATGAAGTTGATTGGTTGTGATAAAAATGTGAGGGTGGTTACTGAGTGGGATATGCAATGGTACTCAAGATTTAAGAAGATGCAGAATAAGTATGCGTACGATCTAGTGATTATTGATAGTTTGGATGGATGTAATGACAGTAACCCTTATGAAGAGAACAGAAGAGAGTATGCGTTACCTATAAAGAAACTTGTTAGACGTAATGGACAGGACTTTCCAGCTTGTTCGATCATAATTATTCATCACAATACGAAAGAAGGTAAGTTCAGAGGTACATCTGCGATTAAAAATGCTGTGGATGAAACTTGGAATATGCGTAAATTATCGTTAAATGATGCTGCGGAGATGGGGTTAACAGCAAATAGTCGTCTAGTAAGCGTTGAGAAGTCCAGAGAGGACCGTGAAGGATTGAATATGATATTTACCCTGCTACCTGATTACACATACTCTATAACCCCTGCTCCAGAGCGTACAGAAGAAGTTGTGGTAGACACTCCAAACAAACATACTTTGGATATATTGCGTTTTATGAGAAAAGAGAACAAGCCATTCTGTGTTAAAGATTTGGTTGAACACGATACATTGGGTGGTTCTCATAGGAAACGAGCCATCATATATAGCTTGAATAAGTTGGAAGATCAGAAATTAATTGAAGAAGTAGACGTTCCAAAAAATATAAATAAAGGGGGTAGACCACCTAAATTTTATAAAGCTATTGGAAAAGATTTACCTAAGTTATTTTCTTCTCTCCCGCGTGATATACCCCATGAAGGTGTGTATAAACCTAAAAACGTAGATGCTGGAACGGATTCGATTAACAAAGAGATTTGTAAAAACCCTAATTTTGTAAAAACTCCTGAAGAAGAAAAGAGTTTATACAAAGAGGGAGTTTATACAAAACCGATTGTTAATGAAACTCCTTCTACTGGAACGAAAGAGGGTTTATACACCGATGGGTCTGGGTATATAGAGGAAATGAACAAATTCTGGGAAAGTTAGTAAATGAGCAGAACAAACATAGATGTGGCTATTTATCAGATCCCAAGATTTGAAGATAGCCCAATAGCTACTGTCCGATACACAGAATATGATGGGTACGGTAGGGCTATAAAAGTTAACGAAGTTGATTACTGGGAAGCAGAGTATTTTCATTGTCAGGTGCTACAAGCTGTTGCCTGTGGATTGGATGTTGCTATTTCTACACAGTTAAATGTCAGAACACTTCAAAAAAAGTTAAATAGTTGGATTAATTAAACTACTGTGCTACAGTAACAGAACATATTTATAGGTTCTTCCATGACCTCAACAATGACTAAACAAGAGTATTCAGTTTATTACGGAATACAGGAACTCAAAAGATTACAGACAGCACATAGTTTGGCTTTTGATACAGAAACTTTACAGCTACAACCAGAAGAGGGCAAACTAAGACTCATTCAGTTGGGTTGTTACTCATCACGAACCATAGTGGTGATTGATTGCTTTGAATTAGAGAAAAATGATTGGAACTATTTAGAAGATTTCTTCAGTAGTACCAATAGATTCTGGTTAGCTCACAACGCTGTGTTTGACATAGCTTGGTTACAGGAACAAGGCATACATATAAATGGTTTTGTTAGGTGTAGCATGATAGCTAGCAGACTACTGACCAATGGTATTCCACAGACTAAACACGGTCTGGATGCACTAGCTAAAAGACAACTAAATATGGATGTATCTAAAGAACAGCAAAAGTCTAATTGGGGTTTAGAAACACTATCTAAAGAACAGTTAATCTATGCTGCTAAAGATATTGAAATACTACTTGAGCTAGATAATGTACTAGATCAGAAGATAAGACTAGCGAGACTAGAAAAAGCATATGCACTTGAATGTCGAGCACTTCCAGCTATGGCTCAAATGTGGAGGATAGGGCTACCCTGGAATAGAGAGGAACTAGAGCAATGTCGTACAGATTATGAGGATGACATTAAAGAACTGGGTAATGAATTTATCAGAGAACTTGATAATGATTTACCAGTTGGAAAAAAGTTACCTAGAAATGAGGATGGTTCAGTTAATCTACGTGCGAAAGACCAAGGTTCAGTAAGGTTAGGCACTAAACAGTACGCAGGATTCAATATAAAAAGCTCTAAACAACTACTAGAAAAACTTGAATTAGTTCTTGGATATACTCCAGTAAATAAAGATGGTAAACCTAGTGTCGCTAAAGATGCTTTGAAGAGTTGTGCTGCTGATTCTCCTACGATCCAAACACTTATGACTTGGAAGCGTAGAGAAAAACGTAGGCAGATGATTGAAAGTATCTTGGATAAAATGTCTGATGATGGATATGTACGAGCTTCGTATATGCAGTTGGGTGCAGATACAGGAAGAATGTCCAGTATCAAGCCTAATAATCAGCAGATTCCCAGAGATTCTGAGTTCAGACAATGTGTGCAAGCTCCTGAGGGTTGGAAGATAGTTGACGCTGACTTTTCACAGATGGAATTAAGGTTAGCTGCTGCACTAGCTAATGATAAAAATATGATTGCTGCCTTTAAACGTGGTGATGATTTGCATGATTACACAGCACAGCAGATGGGTTGCGATAGACAGATAGCCAAGTCAGCAAACTTTGGTCTGTTATATGGTGCAGGTGCAGAAGGTTTGCGTAATTACGCTGGTAGTAGCGGTGTAATTATGTCATCGGACGAAGCTGCAAAGGTTAGAGATAACTGGCTCACTACATATAGCGGTATCAAAAGTTGGCAGCAGGAAATGAATTATTTGGTACGTTCCACAGATGGAGATGAATGGCCTGAGACTAGGATTCCTGTTTCTAATATGCGTAGGTTTCTTAAAGGTGATCTTAACCGTGTAACTGTTAGATGTAACACACCCATACAAGGTGCTGGTGCAGCGATACTTAAATGTGCGTTGGGTAATTTATGGGCACAAGTTAAGGAAGCTGGTGAGGATAAAGTAAGAATTGCAGCAGCCGTGCACGATGAATTGCTTCTTTTAGTTAAGGAAGATATTGCAGATGAGTGGGCTCAAATTCTTAAAACTACAATGGAAAAAGCTGAAGCAAAATGGTTAGGTGAGATCCCTGCATTAGCAGAAGTATCTATTGGTGATAAGTGGAGTGAAGTGCATTGACCAAACAACAAAAGATTGAAGCTGCTCGTAAACGTATTGAAGAGCTTGAACAACTAATTAAATTATGGAGTAAAAAATGATTGGTATTTGTAAAAACGAAAACGGATGGTATATCTCCAAGCACAATAAACAGCTTGGAGTACAATACTACAAAACACTTATTGATGTAATGCCCGTAGCTTATGCAGAAGAATATAAGAACAGAACTGATGAAGGATCTGTACAAACAGATTCCTAATGCAACTTCAAAAGATTTAGCTAGTGTCATAGAATTTTTGAAGAAAGCTAGAGAAGTTCGTGTTGGCAAGACTAAACAGCGTAGTCAAGCTAGAAAAAACTATGTAAAAAAGCAGATGGAAAAAGCCGATTTGCCTTTTTGGTGGTAGAGTAGTACAAGAACAACATTGTAAATGGCTCTAAGACACGGAAACAAAAGTTATTATCAGGTTCTCATCGACCCAAACAGGGCTGAACTCATAGAAAAGTCAGCCGAAAAGAAGGGTATAAAAGGTACTGCCTGGGTTAGAGAAGTAGCCTACGAAGCTTTGGAGCGTGAATTTCCCAGTTCTGAATATAAAATTGCTGAAGCTAAAGACGAATTGATGTGGAGAGAATCGGTCCAAAGGCGTATTGATGGTCGTAAGCCTAGTTCAAAGAAGTGACACAAAAATATTTAGTAGGTCAACGATTTGAAGTAGGTGACAGAGTTCTAAGGAAAACTTTATTTTCTTCAACCGAAGATTTTATAAAAAGATACGGCAGAGTAAAAGAAGTTTTACTTAAACAAAACCGAAAAGGTACATCAACTTATTATTACGAGATTCTATGGAACGATAATAAATCAAGTGAACACGCACAACATACATTAATACGAGCAATATCTTAAAATAATATGGATAACAGAGACTTGATAGAAAATTATTTACAGCAGCTAGCAGAACTGCAAAATCAATTCTGGTTTAATAATTTAGAGATGAAGGAATATTGTGTTCGATATGATGCTATCAATAAACGAATTAGTGAATTAAAAAAAGATTAGGAGATGTGAAAAAACTTTTTTATAGGATTTATTGGTTTTCTTATAGATGCTTTTATAGCAGATAGTGTTGCTTCCAGTTCTACTACACGCATCATTGCATTAGATAATACATTTTCGGTTCTTGCATGATTTTTCATAAGGTTTATGCAAAAGGCTTTTACTTGGCCTATATCTGTACAGGCCATTACCTCTCTACATCTTATCTCTATTAAAAGTTCTGCTTCGGGAGGTAGTTTACTATTAATCATTTTCATAAACCCGTCATCTTTCATCGTGGTAAAGATGATATAGGTTTACCTGGGAATAACTGCTGCTCTAAAAAATCTACCGCCTGGTCATCAACATCATTAGATGTTTGCTTGCAGATGGCTCGTAACAAGTCCACAACTAACTGCTTGCAAGCTGACGTAGAAAGAAACTTCAGTAACAGAGGTTTTAAAAACTTTACCATTTGTGTATGTTATCTATTCCAAACATACCAAACATTAGCGGTTTTGGCCTTCTATCCTACTTACCACCTTTTCTAGTTGATTTATTCGATTAAATAATTCTCTAATATCTCTTTCCCTTCGATTACTCATGTTGGATAAAACCATAAGAAAAGCGGTAGCTGATGCTCCGATTAACGCTCCATAAACCTCTGGCATTTGCTTAAATTCGTAATTATGTCTAGTATGACTAATAAAACAAGTTATGGCAGATAAAACAATCGAAAATAAAAAGCAATTAGATGATGATAAACCTGACTATCAAGAAAAGATAATGTTTTTAGTCAGTACTACTGCACAAGGAGCTATTCTTGCATGGTGTTTGATCGTCTTATCTCTTGGATACATTAAATTACCTAATAAATTATTTGGTCTTGATATACCAGACCAGCCTAGAGTAGACAGCACTTTTGCCGCAGGTTTATTAGGAAATATTCTTGCTGGATGGGGTGTTTCTGTTGGTGCTGCTACTGGAGCGAAAAAGAAAAAGAAAGAAGGAGAGAACGGTAATATCGGCAACACCAATGGTGGTGTACAAACTATAGTAATAAAACAACCAATAGAATTAATTACAAGTAAACCTGATGTAATCAGAGTCGATCCGATTACTGGAAAAAATGTAAAGAACAACGGAAAATTAGACACATGAAAAAACTTCTTCCATTTCTATTTCTATTATCAGCACCAACTTACGCTGATATAAAACAGGAATTTGTTACTTCTGCACAGATTACTGTTGATATGCCATATAGCGTCACCAATAAACTTGGGACGACTTATTCAATATCAGGTAACAATGTAACTCCATCTGTAACTTCTGGAGGATCTACAA